ACCTCAAGAGATGGAATTCCTTACTCTGAGATGATTGAAAAAGGCTGGTTGACTCTTAGTGGTGATAATTACATTGACTACCACTCTGTTTTTGACTGGTTAAAAGAAGCAGTTGAAAAGTACGAGCTCTTACCGTTAATGGTGGGTTATGACCGTTGGTCTTCTCAGTACTTAGTACAAGATTTAGAGGCTTACGGTTTCCAAGTTGATGATGTCAACCAGGGCTACAATCTACACCCTGTTCTCTTGGAGATGGAAGGTATTGTTAAAGACGGAAAACTTCACATTGGAGACAACGCACTTTTGAAAGTACATCTCTTAGACTCTGCACTTGAAGCAGACACAAGAAACGGAAGACTCAGATTAAAGAAACTAAGCAGAAACGCACACATTGATGGCACCGCCGCTTTGGTGGACGCACTTTGTGTTAGACAAAAACACTACGCCACTTACGGTGAGCAACTTAAAAATAGGAGTTAGCAGAAATGGGAATTCTTGACAAACTTTTGGGTAGACCAAAACTGACTAAGATGGTCATTGACGCTGGTCAGACATTTAAGATGATTAATGGCTACCAACCCGTTTTCCATTCTTGGTGTGGTGAAATTTACGAGAGTATGCTTGTACGCTCTGCTATTGATGCAAGAGCAAGACACATTTCAAAGTTGAAGGTTGAGTTTATTGACATTGACAGTGCACTTGTAAAGAAGTTAAAGCTGAGACCTAACCCCTGGGACACTTGGTCACAGTTCTTGTACAGAGTAAGCACAATTCTTGATTGTGTTAATAACTGCATTTTGGTGCCGATTTACGACAACAAGTTAAATCAGATTGGTTTTTACCCAGTCTTACCGTCAAAGTGCAAGATTGTTGAGTACAAGAATGAACTTTACTTAGTCTACACTTTCCACTCTGAGAGAAAGCGTGGTGCTTGTAAGATGAGTGATTGTGCACTGCTAAAGAAATTCCAGTTTAAAGATGACTTCTTTGGTGAAAGCAATGATGCACTCTCTGAGACAATGGACTTAATTACCATTGAGAAGCAAGGCATTAAAGAAGCAATTAAGAGTACGGCTTCTTACAAGTTTATGGCTAATCTGGCTAACTTCTCTAAGATGGAAGACCTCAAGAAAGAGCGTGAAAACTTCTCAGAAGAGGCTTTTGGTAAAGAGGCTAAGCAAAAAGGTGGAATTCTTTTATTTCCTAACACTTACAAAGATGTTAAGCAGATTGATTTGAAGCCTTACACACCAGACAAAGACCAGATGGACTTAATTAACCAAAATGTGTATTCGTACTTTGGTGTGAATGAAGACATCTTACAGAACAAGGCTGATGGTGACACTTGGGGTGCTTTCTACGAAGGTGCCGTTGAAACTTTCGCAATTCAGTTTTCTGAAACAATGACTTCTTGTATGTTTACAGACAAGGAAATTGAGAACGGTGCAAAGATTGTTCTGAGTGCAAACAGAATTCAGTATATGAACTTCTCAGACAAGCTCAACTACATTCAAGGAATGACAGACAGAGGCTTGCTGATGATTGATGAAGCAAGAGAAGTCTTTAACTTACCACCACTACCTAATGGTGAGGGTCAGAGGTTCCCACGCAGAGGTGAGTACCACTACAACGATGAAGAAGACACACAAGGAGTGTGATTTTTATTTTTTTAAAGAGTCTAATTTTAGTCTCAGTGATGTTGATTAACCTTGTACCTTTGGTCAAGTACGAAGCACCTGAGATGACAATTGAGCAAATGGCTAACGAAGTGAACTTGTCAGAAGATGAGTTCATTTTTTTATCAAGCGTTGTTGAGGCTGAGAGTAACAGAAGCACAGATGGTGATTTGACTGGAAGAATTTTAATCGCAGTAACAATCATCAATCGTGTTAATTCTGATTATTTCCCAGACACCGTAAATGGCGTGCTCACACAACGCAATCAATTTTCCACTGTGCGTAATGGTCGCAGTGTAACTAACCGAACATCTTTTAGTGATGAAGCAGTTTTAGAGGCTTTTGAACTTTTAGAAAACGAAGAGCTACCAAACAACATCTTGTTCTTCAACTGTGTTGGTTTCAACTACGGCACACCTTTTAGGTTGGTTGAAGACGAAGACACGATTGGTGGCAACTACTTTATGACTTACGGCGAAGAAACTTAGGAGGTAAGCAAAATGCCTATTAAAGCAGACAGAGAGTACCGTGCAATGACAATTGCACCTACTGATGATGAACAGAGAATTGTTGAGGGTGATTTCAGTACTTACGACACACCCTACCTACTTTACTCTTACAACATTGACGGCACTGTTGTTGAAGTTTGGGAGGAAGTAAAGCGTGGTGCTTTTGATGACACAGAGTTAAGTGATGTCATTATGCAGTACGACCACACTGGTAGAGTTTTTGCAAGAAAGTCTAACGGTACATTGGAACTCAAACTCAATGAAACACCACATATGCGTGCAAATCTTGGTGGCACAGAAATTGGTAGACAACTCTACGAAGAAATTAAGGGTGGCTACACAACAAAGATGTCATTTGGTTTCACCGTTAAAGATGATGAG